TGCGCTCGGTCGGCGCGGATGCTTTACGCAATCCTCGAGGCCGAGAAGACCGGCGTGCGCTTTGCCTCGCAGCAGGCGGCGCTCGTGTTTTCCGACAAGGGCGCGGCGAATCCGCGCAATCTGTTCACGCCGAATCCGTCGATCCAGTTGCCGAGCGGACAGGCGCAGAAAAACGAACTCTCCGAGGTCGGGATGATCCGCTACTTCGGGACCGCGGACCGCATCGAGGTCATGCCGTCGCGCCCGTCGCAGGCGTTCGCCGGCTTCGTGCAGCACTTGATGCACGAGATCGCAATCGGCATCGGCATCCCACAAGGCGTTCTTTTCGGAACGCAGGACTTCAAGGGTCCGAGCGTTCGCGCCGAGTTCGCCGCTGCTGATCGCGTGTTCGTCCGGCATCAAGGCGTGCTCGTGGACAAGGTTCTCGATCCGATCAAGAACGCTGTCATCCTCGACGCTATCGCCCGCGAGCAGATCCCGCCGCCTCCGCTTCAGACAGGCGAGTCGATGGTGCAGGCTTTGCGCCGTGCGACCCGCGGCGAATGGCGCTTCCCGCCGAAGATCACCATCGACGTCGGGCGCGAGTCCGCGGCGAACATGAACGAAAATCGGCAGGGCGCGAAGTCGCTGCAAGAGATCGCCGCCGAGCAAGGCACCGACGCTTTCGGCCGGCTCGAGCAAATCGCGATGGAGGCGGCTTACGTCAAGGAACTGGCGCAGAAGTACGAGATCCCGGAGACCGCCATCCGCATGACGACCCAGCAACTGCCGGCCAATCCCGCGATGGCCGCGGCGCTCGGCACCGAGGTAACGCAGCAATCGGTTGACGCGGTCAACGCGACGACCGGCAAGGGAACCGTCGACAATGCGCCGGCGAACGCGAGCGAAGGCGCAACGCCGGACGCTCCGGTCGAGCAGGTCAACAACTCGGCCGATCTCATCACGGTCAACTTCGCGGAAGACTCGTATGTCCCGAATGATCGGATGGCGGCGAACGCTCGCCGGGCGCTCGAGGTCCGCGCCTCGAAGCCGCCGTCGCAGCGCGGAATGACCGCGGTCGGTCTCGCTCGCGCCCGCGATATCCAGAACAAAAAACCGCTGTCAGCCGACACGGTGCGTCGGATGAAGGCGTACTTTGACCGGCACGAAATCGACAAGCAGGGGTCAACGTGGAGCGAGCAAGGCAAGGGCTGGCAGGCTTGGCAGGGCTGGGGCGGCGACGCTGGGCAGACTTGGGCCAACGCAATCGTTGAGCGGCTGAACAAGCAGCGCACCGAGAACAGCGCGCAACCGGACAAGGTTGAGTTCAGCGCGGCGACCGAGGTGCAACTCGCAATCAAGCAGAAGCCGACGAACGCGAACGACTGGCTGACTGCCGTCGAGCAATACCGCAAGGAGCTCGATAAGCGCAGCGCCGCGCACGTCGCTCCGTTCGTGCTCGGGAAAACCGCCGCGCAACTCTTCGAGGCAAAGAAGTTCGACCTGCCGACGCCGAACTCCGGCGAGACGCACGACGATTTCATGGCTCGTTGCATGGCTGATCCGGTCGCAACCGCCGAGTTCCCAGACGCAGCGCAGCGGACGGCCGTCTGCATGAGGCAGCACGAAGGACAGTTCGCGAAAGTCGGAGAACGCGGCGCAATCGTCGGATCAGACAAAGCGCCGAAGAGCGACACGCCGAACCGCAATCCCGAAGGAGAAGGCAGCGCGAAAGGTGATGCGTCCGGCAAGAGCGCCGAGGTGACCGCGGAGCAGGAGGCGACGCTGCAAAAGAAAGCGGACGAGTTCAACGAGAAGGACTCGAACACGCGCTACGGTCGCGCAACGCTCGGGCAACTTAAGTCGGTTTTCCAGCGCGGGCTCGGAGCGTTTAACACCTCTCATTCGCCTAGAGTACAGTCCGCGTCTCAATGGGCTTTCGCCCGCGTAAATGCGTTCCTTTACCTGCTGAAGAACGGTCGCCCAGAGAATCCGAACTACACGACCGACAACGACCTGCTGCCGAGCAAGCACCCGAAAAGCGGGAAATAAATTTCAACAATGGACACCCAGACCCAGATCGACCGGCTGATCGAACTTGCGATCATTCAGCGCAGCGAACTCAAGCAACTCGTCGAGCAGTTGCCGCAGCTGCGCGAGCATCTGAACGCGGAGGTTGAAAAGGTATTCGACGAGACCGAGCCGCAGCTGCGCGCCGAGCTTGAGGAGTGGACGACGAAGCAGACGGCAGACAAGACCGCCGCGCTCGGCGTTGCGCTGGAGGCGAAGATTGCAGACCTCGCCAAGAGTCTCGAGGTGAGCACGCAAGCGCGGTACAACGCGATCATCGCGGAGCGCGCCGAGAACGCAAGCCTTGCTGCTCAAGCCGAGGCGAAGATTGCCGAGCACGCCGCCAGCCTGCCGAGCGCGGTCAAGGACATCGTCACCGCGGAACTCGCACGCTTCCCGCGTGCCGGTGAAATCGACCAGCTGCGCAAGGAGTTTGCCGAGCCTCGCGGACTCAATCCTCGCGGCAAGTGGCAGGCGGGCGAGAGCTACAACAAGCTCGATCTCGTCACGATCAATGGCGACTCGTACACCTCGAACACGAACGGCAATCGCACGCGCCCGTCGCGTTCCTCGGCAGACTGGACTCTGGTCGCCGCACGCGGAACCGGCGGCGGCGGCGGTCCGACTTCGCTGTCAGAACTGACGACCGTTCCTAGCGACGGCGACGTCCTGATCGGCAGCGGCACGTCGTGGGTGACTAGCAATCTTACCGCGGGCGCTGGCATCTCGATCACGGTCGGTCCCGGTGCGATCACGATCTCCGCGACGGACGGCGACATCACGCTCGACGACGGCACCGCGGCTTCGCCTTCGCTGCACTTCACGAACGATCCCGATACCGGCATCTATCGTCCCACCGCGAACACGCTCGGAATCTCAACGAGCGGCGTGCAGCGGATGTACGTTGACGAGAACGGCATCACGACGGTCGGAGCAGGCGCGACGTTCGACGGCTCGGTTCACGCGGCCAACGGCAACGCAAACAATCCGTCGCTTTCATTCACTAGCGATCAGGACACCGGCTTTTTCCGGCATCAGCCGAACGAAATCGGAATCGCGCTAGGCGGCACGCAATACGCAACCCTGACATCGACGACGTTCAGCATCACGCCGGTCGTCACGATGGCGAGTTCGCTGCGCGTCAACGGCACGACCGACAGCAGCAGCAAAGACACGGGCGCAATCGTCACCGAAGGCGGTCTGGGCGTGGAGAAAAGCGCGACCTTCGGCGGCAATCTGACGGTGAATGGGACGGGAACTATTGCCAACGAACTTACCGTCTACAATAGCGTTGGAATCGGAATAGGCAACATCACCGAAGTAGCCACCAACGGAGTTGCAACGCTCTACGCGAACTACAACGGCTACCAACAATCGAATACGCAGTTCCGAAACTTTGCCGTGTACGATGGGAAGCGGGCTGAAATCGCTACATTTACAGGTAGCACGAAAGCTGTAAACTTTGCCGGCAACCTCACCGTCAGCGGTCGCACTTATATCACGGGAGCTAGATCGGACAACAGCAACCTATCGCTAAACCTTTCAGCCACAATTCCGGGAATTTCAATTAATTGCACGTCTGCTGGAGCGAGTCGTAATTTTGCTATCACCAATAATTACAGCGGAGCGGGACTACTCGAAATTCTGGGCAGCTCTGCTGCGTTGAGTCTTCCAAACACTCCCCTGTTAGCAGTCACGGCTTCGGGCAACCTCCTCCTCGGCACGACCACCGACTCCGGCAACGGCAAGCTCCAACTCGCCACCCACACCACCTCGGCGGGAGGGATTGGGTTTGGGACGGATACCCAATTATTTACTACTGGTTCCGGTCTGGTCTCTTTAACATCATCGACTACTTGGCCCACGCTGAAAATTTCAGATACTGGCACAGGAACATACACGACCGGCGTGCTTGCATTTGGAGATGGAAATAGCAGCGCCAGAAATGTCGGAATTTGGCGCGGAGCTTCTAATAGCATAGTAGCAACCGGTAACGTATTGAACCTCGGCGGCTATGCCGGAATCACGTTCACAACTGGTGGAGCCCAGATCGGCTCGCAAACCATCGCCCTGACCCTCGACAGCAGCCAGAACGCGACGTTTGTGGGAACGGTTACTGGTAGTGGAGGTTTTGTCGGCACCGACAATGCCAGCAACAATGCATATTTGTTTCTAGCTAGAAGCGATGTCTCATTTAGCATAGCCAACGAAACATCCTTACGTATTTATTCAAAAGCTGGACGGACGAATAACGCAGCGTCTGGAGGTGTTAAACTTTTAGAAATAGCAAATACATCCGGCAACGCGACGTTTACGGGTGCAATCGCCATCGGCAACACGGTGAACACCGTTAGCCCGACCAGCCCGAATCGAACCATCACAATGGTGATCGGCGGCACGACCTACTACATCCACGCTAAGACCACGAACGACTAATCTTCACTCATGCAAACCGCAAAGCGCATTGGTTATTTGTTAGGTGCGTGCGCTGTTTTGTCCGGTTTGTTTCTCTTCAAACTAAAACTCCAAAACTGCGAAGCCGGTTGCCTGATCTTTTGCGACACGGTTTTCCTTTTGAAATAATCACTCATGCAAACTGCAATCTCGCCCGTCGCCGTCTATCCGGCCACCGCCAACACGCTCTACCTGCGCAGCATCGGTCTCGGCCCGCCGCCTTCGTACTACTACGAGTTGCAGGATGTGCAGGTGGTCGAGAAGACCCGCGAAGTGCCCAATTTCGCCTACGTCCCGGCTGCCGTCGATGCTGACGGCAACGACGTTCCCGCGCAGGGCGAGCCGACCATCACCGAGACGTACTCCGAGACGATTGTCACCGTGCTGAAAAACGGCAACGTGGACATGACCATCGACCAATGGGACAACTGGGCGGCTGGTCCCGAGACCGAGGACGAGCCTTACCAGCTTGATTGC